ATGGTACTGACGCTGTGACCGTAACCGCAGGTACGGGCTGGACGATTGTTGGTACCGCTGCGGTATCGGCTAACACGTCTTCGCAGTGGCTAGCACGCAAGACCGGTACCGGTACTTGGACGGCTTACCGTATTGCGTAATTGATAGGGGGTTCGCCCCCTGTCTTTAAAAGGATAAAATCATGCCCAATACCAAACCAGTTGGCGTCGCGTTCTCCGACCCTGAACTAGTTGCGGGGACTACGATTACCGGCGCAACGATTAGCAGTTCTACCATTGCAAGTGGCACCTTAACCAACGCGTCTGTAAGCGTTGATGTCGCTAAACCTGCTGCTGCCGGGTCTACTCGCGCAGACGCAACAGCTCTTACAGCTTCTTTTAGTTGGGTCACTGGTGCAGATGCTACTAAAGGTGTTGTTCTTCCAGCGCCTACGGCTGGACGTCTTGTCGTACTTAAAAACGATGACACGGCGAACGCTGTATTGAAAGTTTACGCTCCAGGCAGCGCTAAGATTAACGGCGTTGCAGGTTCTACAGCTTTTTCTATGGCTGCTAAAACTGCCTGTTGGTTTGTGGCGTATGACGCTACAGACTGGTTCTCCGTCCCCTTAGTTGCTTCTTAATGGTATGGGGGCTTCGGCCCCCAATTAAATTATGGCCGTTATCTACCTCCGCCATGCCTCGCATGGTGCTAAAGTTGCAACATCTGACATGGAAGCTGACCGTGACAGAGAGAACGGTTGGGAAGATTACGACCCCAACAACTTGACTGTTGATGCTGCGCCAGACGAACTTAAACCTGTTAACGAACTCCAACCTCGTCGTCGCAGTCGTAGGACTCAGGAGGCCGAACTATGACCACTGCTGCTGAACTTATTGACGGGTCGCTTAGACTCCTTGGCGTATTAGCGGAAGGCGAAACGCCCTCTGCGGCTGTTATGCAAGACTCTATCATGGCGATGAACCAGATGATTCAGTCTTGGGACACCGAACGCCTGTCAGTGTTCAGTACGCAAGATCAAGTGTTCACTTGGCCTGCTAACGTCCTTTCGCGCACGTTAGGTCCAACGGGCGACTTTGTGGGTAATCGTCCTATTGAGATCGACGACGCCACGTACTTTAAAGATCCTTCCTCTGGACTATCGTTTGGCGTTAAGTTGATCAACCAGCAGCAGTACGATGGCATCGCGTTTAAGACGGTAACATCGACGTATCCGCAAGTTCTGTGGGTCAACAACACGTTTCCGAACATCGAAATGTATGTCTACCCTGTGCCCATTAAGGCGCTAGAGTGGCACATCATCTCGGTGCAGACGCTTGATGAAGTATCGAGCGTTGCTACAGATATTTATTTCCCACCAGGCTATCTGCGTGCGTTTCGCTACAACTTAGCCTGTGAGTTAGCACCTGAGTTTGGTGTTGAGCCATCACCTCAAGTGCAGCGTATTGCGATGACAAGCAAGCGCAACATCAAGCGTATCAACTTCCCCGGCGATCTTATGGCTATCCCATACCCGATTGTTGCAACGCGTCAACGGTACAACATCTACGCTAACAACTTCTAATGAAAACGCCGATCTTAGGCTCGTCCTACGTTGCACGGTCCGTCAACGCAGCCGATGCGAGAATGGTCAATTTGTTTCCGGAAGTTGTGCCCGAGGGTGGCAAAGAACCCGCGTTTCTTCAGCGCTGTCCTGGGCTGTTAAAACTTGCAACTATAGGTACAGGTCCGATTAGAGGGTTATGGACCTTTTCGTCTGACAGCAGGGTTGCGTTTGTAGTATCAGGTAATTCGCTATACAAAATTACGACCAACTACACACCGACGCTGATTGGCACAATAGCAGGCGCAGGACCAGTAAGTATTGCTGATAACGGCACGCAAGTTTTTATTGCGGCTAACGGGCCAAGCTACATTTATAACAACGTTACTAATGCGTTTTCGCAGATCTTTGACGTAGATTTTCCCGGTGCGGTGACGGTTGGCTACCTTGATGGTTATTTTGTCTTTAACGAGCCTAACAGCCAGCGCATCTGGGTCACGCAACTGCTTGATGGCACGTCGATCGATCCGCTTGATTTTGCCAGCGCCGAAGGATCGCCTGATGGTGTAGTGGGGCTTATTGTTGACCATCGAGAAGTGTGGGTCTACGGTACAGGTACGGTTGAAGTTTGGTACGACACAGGATCATCAGACTTTCCGCTTCAGCGCATCCAAGGCGCGTTTAACGAGATCGGTTGTATATCTGCCTACACCATAGCCAAGATGGACAACGGTTTGTTTTGGTTGGGCGCAGATGCTCGCGGGCAAGGTATCGTCTACCGCGCTAATGGCTACACCGGCCAACGCATCAGCACGCACGCCGTCGAATGGCAGATCCAGCAGTACAGCACGCTAACCGACGCAATCGCCTACACCTATCAGCAAGACGGCCATAGTTTTTACGTCTTAACGTTCCCCAGCGGCAACGCAACTTGGGTTTACGACGTCGCTACAGGCGCTTGGCATGAACGTGCCGGTTGGGATAACGGACTGTTTACGCGGCATCGCAGCAATTGCCAGATGGCGTTCAACCATAAAATTGTCGTTGGCGATTATCAAAACGGCAACATTTACGCGTTTGACTTAAATACTTACGCTGATAACGGTCAGACGCAGAAGTGGTTGAGGTCGTGGCGAGCGCTGCCAACAGGTCAGAACAATCTTAAGCGCACCGCGCAGCACTCCATGCAGATCGACATCGAGTCGGGTGTCGGTCTAAACGGTGTCCCTTTGCAAGACATGTATCTGACCACGGATGTCTTGGAGGCTAACAACTATTTTCTGCTGTCTGAAGGCGGCGACTCCATCATCGACGAAGACACGTCTGTCGAGTCCATCTACATCACTACCGACATCATTGAGCCTAACAATTACTTCTTAATCTCTGAAGACGGCGCTTACTTTATTGATGAAGAGATGGACGGCGTACAAGGTGCTGACCCAGAGGTCATGCTGCGCTGGTCGGATGACGGTGGACATACGTGGTCGAATTACCGCACCGCGTCAATTGGCAAGATCGGTGAATACTACCGTCGCGTATGGTTCCGTAGGCTCGGCATGACGCTCCAGTTGCGCGACCGCGTATACGAACTATCCATGACTGATCCTGTGAAGACAGCGCTTATGGGCGCAGAACTCTTGATCAGCCCCACCAATGCCTAATCCTAGCGCCACGCCGACACCGATCACGCCACCGCGTGTGCCGTTCTTTGACGCACGCACAGGGCTGATCGACCGCGCTTGGTATCAGTTCTTTCTATCGTTGTACCGCATATCCGATACGGCAGTTAATGACGGGATTGCTAACTTAGGGCTAGAGTCCCTTATAGCGTCCTATGACGCTGCGCTCCAAGCGCTTGACCAAGACGTGCATACGCAGCCGCCTAGTGAGCTTGGCTCGTTACAGCAACAAATTGATGAGTTGCGTCAGAAGTTAGAAACGCAGCCTGAGCACTTGGTCAACGAGATCGCGCAACTACAAAGTCAGATTCAAGCCCTACAAGTAACGCCGCCGCCAAGAGAGTTTAAGCGGTCAAGATACGGTCAGTTCTCTGACAGTACGACTCAAACGCCTGCCGCTATCAATACACCTTACGCGATCACTTTTGATACCACGGACGTTAGCAACGGCGTTTATATAGGGTCGCCCACATCAAGAGTTTACGTCGATGAGCGCGGCATCTATAATTTTTTGTTCAGTATTCAGCTTGACAAAACAACGGGTGGTACGGGTATCTTTTGGGTATGGCCGCGAATCAACGGCGTTGACGTGCCTAACAGCAACAGCCAACTACGTTTGCAAGGCAATAACGCCGAACAACTTGCTACTATTGGGTACTTTTTCCCGCTTAACGCGGGCGATTACGTTGAGGTTATGTACGCGGTAGATGATGTAACGGTGGTGGTGCAAGCCTTTGCGTCGTCTGCGTTCTATCCGGCTGTGCCGAGCATTATTCTTACTGTTAGCAATAACATTGAAGGGGTCCAATAATGGCAGTCACTGTTAAAGTGCTCGTTCCGGCCAAGACGGTCGAATCGTCACAAACCACGCAATATACCGCAACAGGTGTGACGGCGATTATTGATAAGTTTACGGCCACTAACTACAGCGCCAGCGCTGCAACGATCAGCGTCAACCTTGTCACAGCCGCAGGCTCGGCGGGTAACACGAACTTGATCACGAAGACCAAGACGCTTCAGGCGTCGGAAGTCTATACGTTTCCTGAGTTGGTCGGTCAGGTGCTTGGCGCAGGTGATTTCATTAGCACCATCGCTGGCACAGGTAGCGCCATCAATATGCGCGTCAGTGGGCGAGAAGTAACCTAATGATCCACCATCACTTCAGCGCAGGCGTATACGCTAAAGAGACGCGCATACCGGCAGGTTGCGTGCTTGTGCAGCATAAACATAAGTTTGACCATCTATCTATATTAGCTAGTGGGTCCATCGAACTTATGGTTGATGGTGTTCGCTCTGAGGTTCATGCGCCTGCTTGTTTAACTATTGAAGCTAATAAACACCACGGCGTAAAATCATTGACAGACGTTGTTTGGTACTGCGTTCATGCGACTAATTGCACAGACGAAGATAAAATTGATGAAGTATTGATTGCGTCTGGCGACGAATCCCAAGCGCAGCACATGGCTCAGTGCCTAAAGGAGAATTAACATGCCTTGGATGATCGCCGCTGCCGTTGTCGGCAGTTCTTTAATAGGGTCTAGCGCATCTAAGAAAGCCGCAAGCACACAAGCTGACGCGGCTAATCGCGCTGCTGACTTGCAGATGCAGCAGTTTGAGCGTCAGGTTGAACTGCAAGAGCCTTGGCGTCAGGCGGGCATTACCGCGCTTAACAAACTAACGCCGCTTGCGACTGAATATACGCCGTTTGGGATGGAGCAGTTTCAGCAAGACCCAGGTTACGCGTTTCGTATGCAAGAAGGTATGAAGGCGCTAGAGCGGTCAGCCGCAGCACGAGGTGGCTTGTTGTCAGGTGGCATGTTAAGAGGTGCTCAACAGTACGGCCAAGGTTTAGCGTCGCAGGAGTACATGAACGCGTTTAACCGCTATCAGGCAGAACGTAACGCCCGTCTTAACCCACTGCAATCGTTGGCTGGTGTCGGCCAGACGGCGACGAATCAACTAGGCCAAGCAGGTCAAGCGATGGCAAGCAACGTCGGTCAGGCGATGGGCGCAGCCGCTCAGGCAAGAGCGTCAGGGTACGTGGGCGGCGCGAACGCATTGACACAAGGTCTTGGTACGTATTTGAATTATCAGCAGGGCCAGAACTTTTTGAACGCCTTGCGTCCACAGGAAGCAGCAACACCTGCGCCTATCTATGAAGGTGGGTATTATTCTCAAGGTTATGGAGGCTAATTATGGCCCTCGTTGATCCAAACATCGCGCTGTCTTATAGAGGTATCCAACTGCAAGACCCGTTGGACCAATACAGCAAGGCGTCTGCGGCGCAGTTTAACGCGCTTAAAATGGATGAAATACTTAAAGAACGTGAGGCGTTGTCGCAGATTC